GGCTTCCTGCCGCCGGCCGCCTCGCCGACCGTGCTGGAGGATCCCGGCCTCACCGACCTGCTGACCGCCCTGGTGGTGGGCACCACGGGCATCGCCGCCACCCTGGTGCGCCCGCGCTGGCAGCCCGAGCCGCCGAACACGCCGCCGGCGACCACCGACTGGTGCGGCGTCGGCATCATGCGCCGCGTCGGCGAGGGCGGCCTGCCCTACATCGCCCACGACCCGGGCAACGGCGTCGACCCAGAGACGGCATCGGACCAGATGCAGCGCCACGAGATCCTTGAGGTCCTGGCATCGTTCTATGGCCCGAACGCGGCTGCCAAGGCGGAGGCGCTGAACGATGGCCTGTATGTCGCGCAGAACCGCGAAACGCTCTTCCTGGCCGATGCGGGCCTTGCGGACGTGGGCGACATCCTGACCACCGCCGACCTGGTGAACAACCAGTGGATCGAGCGGGTCGACTTCACCTTCTTCATCCGCCGCCAGCGGAAGCGGGGCTATGCGGTGTTGAACATCGCCGAAGCGCCCGTCAACATCGTGCCCGACCTGACCTGACCTCCAACCCAGGAAGAATCCCATGCCCGGTTTGAATATCGCCGATGTCGTCGAAGTGACGGTCAACCTCTCGCCGCTCACCGCGCCGTCGCGGAACTTCGGCATCCTGCTGCTGGTGGGTCACACCGACATGGTGATCGACACCGCCGAGCGGTATCGGATTTACACGACCATCGACCAGGTGGCCGGAGACTTCTCCGAGAGCGATCCGGAATACATCGCCGCGACGCTCTTCTTTGAGCAGTCGCCGCAGCCGTCGATCCTCTACATCGGGCGCTGGGCGAAGACTGCCTCCGCGGGCATGCTGAAGGGCGGCGTTCTGTCGGCGTCCCAGCAGGCGATGTCCAACTTCACCGCGATCACGTCCGGCGGGTTCTCCATCACCTTCGACGGCGGCTCGGCGACGGTGCTGTCCGGCATCAACCTCTCGGCGCAGACGAACCTGAACGGCGTCGCCTCCGTCATCGACGCGGCGCTGCCGTCCGGCACGACCTGCACCTGGAACGCTGAGCAGGGCCGGTTCGAGATCTACAGCGCCACCACCGGCGCATCGTCGTCGGTGACAGTGATGTCCACCACTGCCCTGGCCACCGCCATGGGTGGCACGGCCGCGGCGGGCGCCGAGGTCATTGATGGGATCGCGGCTGAGACCGCCCTGGCCGGCCTGCAGGCGATCGCCGCCGAGACCACCGAATGGTATGCCTGCATGTTCGCGCTGGCGGCCGACGACGATCTGAACGAGGCAGCCTACACCGCGGTGGCAAACTACATCGAAGCGGCAAGCCCCCGGCATGTGTTCGCCATCAACACGCAGGACACGGCGACGATCGACCCGAACGACGACACGGATATCGCCTCGGTTCTGGGCGCTCTCGATCTCAGCCGCACCCTGGTCCAGTACTCCTCCAGCAGCCTCAACGCGCCGGCCGCGCTGCTGGCGCACATGCTCACCGTCGACTTCACCGCCAACAACTCGATGATCACCCTGAAATTCAAGAGCGAAACAGGTGTGACGGCGGAGGTCCTGACGGAGACCCAGGCGACCGCGCTCAACACCAAGAACTGCAACGTGTTTGCCGCCTATGAGGGCGCGCGCTCGATCATCCAGCAGGGCTGCATGGTCAACGGCGAATTCATCGACGTGATCCACGGGACTGACTGGCTGGCGAACGCTGTCCAGATGGCGAATTACAATCTCCTGGTGACCTCGCCCACCAAGATCCCGCAGACCGACGCCGGCGTGAACCAGCTGATGAACGCCACGGTCCAGGCGCTGCAGCAGGGTGTGTTCAATGGGCTGATCGCCCCGGGCCAGTGGAACGGCGGCAATATCGGCCGGCTGAAGACGGGCGACTATCTGCCGACCGGCTTCTACGTCTATGCTCCGCCGATCGCACAGCAGTTGCAGAGCGTGCGCGAGCAGCGGATCGCGCCGACCCAGCAGGTGGCGATCAAGCTGGCCGGGGCCATCCACTTCGCCGACGTCATCATCAACGTGAACCGATAAGGAACCGCGGTTGCTTCAGCCTGGCGCCATAACGAGAGAGCGATCGCGAGGCGCTTTAGCCACGGCAAAATGGCGCGCAAACAACCCTGATAAGGTCAAGGCGGCGAACGCGCGACGGGATCCTGAAAAGCTGCGGCAGCTTGGCAGGAAGCGCTATTCTGAAAACGTCGAAAAGCTCCGTTCCGAAGCGCGGGCTCGTCGCAAGATGCAATACCAAAAGAACCCAGAGGCGGAGATCCAGAGGGCCACTGAATATCGGGCAGCCAACTTACTGAAGGTCAATGCGCGCTTAAGGCGGTGGGCAAAGAAAAAAAGAGAAACCGATCCGGTCTATCGGCTGAAGTTGAATCTCCGAACAAGGCTGAGCAAAGCCATCCGTAGGCAGGGAACATCGGGACGTGGCGCGTCGTCGATCAGAGGTCTCGGATGTTCCAGAGAGCAGTTGGTTCAGCACATACAGTGCCAATTCGTCGACGGCATGGGATGGGAAAACTATGGTGTCGTCTGGCACATTGATCACATAGTGCCTCTGTCAGCCTTCGACCTTTCCGATCCGTCTCAGTGCGGAGCGGCCTGCCACTACACGAATCTGCAACCTCTCTTTGCTGCAGAGAACATCCGCAAGGGCGGCGTTCGCCCGAGGCGCCCAACACCAGAGACAGGAGGCTACAATTCCGACATATAGTTTCGCTGACGTGAACGCGGCGATCCAGGGGCCCGGCGGCGCCTTCTCGATCGGTGCGGGCGCTGGTGTTGCCTCCGAAGGCATCACCGTCGAAATGGCCGACGACAAGGACAACATGGTGATCGGCGCCGATGGCAAGTCGATGCACAACCTGCGCGCCAGCCAGGCGGGCAATGTGACCGTGCGTCTGCTGAAAACCTCGCCGGTGAACGAGAAGCTGCAGACGCTGTACAACTTCCAGCAGGCGTCCTCGGCGAACTGGGGATCGAACGTGATCACCATCAACAACCCGGCCACCGGCGACGTGATCGTCGCACAGGACGCGGCGTTCCGCCGGCAACCCAGCATCGGCTACGCCACGGACGGGGCCATGGTCGAGTGGGCCTTCAACTGCGGCAGCATCGTCCAGAACCTCGGCGATAACGTGATCGCTGCCTGACCATGGTCGAGTTTGAAATCCGGGGCACGAAGTACCGATCCGACCGCATCAGCACCGTGGACCAGCTTGCCATCGGGAAGCGCCTGATCCCGCTGCTGATCGCGATCGGCCCACAAGCAATCAAGGCGGCGGCGAGCGAGGTCAGGGCTCGCACCGGCGCCGTCGATGGCGCGGCGGTCGGCACGGCGTCCGACCAGGCGGAGCCGGCGCCCAGCTTTGACCTGACGGAGATCCTCGCGCCGCTCGCCGATGCTGTGGGCATGCTGACGGACGAGGACCTGCAATTCATTGTTCGGGTCTGCGCGATGAAGACCTCGCGCCGGAGCGGTGATTCCTGGCAGGTGGTCTGGAACCGTGGGGCCAACGACTTTCAGTTTGAGGACATCAACGCGCTCGACGCCCTGGTGATCGTGTCCCAGGTGATCATGGACAATATCTCAAATTTCTCCTTCGGCCTGCCGGCGCCACTGGCGGGCTGATCCCCGGCGGGCCGACCAACTTCGAAGTCCTCTCGCTGCGGGATGGGACGGACTGGCTGATGCGACCGGTCCTGCACGGGATGATCCGTTACACCGACCTGCTCGACGGATCGCTGAACCTGGTTGATATCGCGCGCATGAACGACGCCATCGACATACAGGCGGAAAACCGGCGTCGCGCTGAAGAGGCTGCACGGAAGGGCTGAGCAGGCGAGATGGCAGACGCGGCGAAACTCAAGGAATTCCTGATCGCGCTCGGATTCCAGGTCGACGTCGCGAGCGAGCGGAAATTCAACCAGGCGATCGCCGCTGCCACCACCCAGGTGGTGACCCTCGGCGCATCCGTGACCGCTGCCGCTGCGGTGATCGTGGCCGGGGTGGCGAAGATCGCCGACCAATTCGAAAGCCTCTACTACACGTCCCAGCGCACGAAGGCGTCGGTCGAGAACATCCGTTCGTTCTCCTTCGCCGCGGCGCAGTTGGGATCGACGGCGGAGGCTGCCCGGTCCTCGCTCGAGAACCTCGGCCGGATCCTCCGCACGATGCCCGGCTCGGCCGGCATCATCAAAGCGCTGGGCGTCGACCCGACACAGGACCTCGCCAAGGTCATGGAGCAGCTTGGCGAGCGGTTCCGCAACATGCCCTACCACCAGGCTAATGCGTTCGCGCAGCGCCTGGGGATCGACGAGCGCACCCTCGACGCGATGATCGCAGGCACGGCGAAATTCTCCGCCGAGTACTCCCACATGCTGCGCCAGGCGGGCATCGACTCCGAGCAGGCGGCGAGGTCATCCAGGACCTTCATGCAGGAGTTGCGCACCGCGGGTGCGGCCCTGGACATCCTGGGGCAGAAGGTCGGGATCGTCCTCTCCGATCGCCTGGCCGGCGGGATCCGCACATTCCGCCAGACCCTCGTCGCGAACTTCGACAACATCACGCGGGTGCTGTCGTCGATCCTCAACGGATTCCTGGCGGCGGCCGATATTGCCCTGCGCATGTTCGTCCGCGTCGCCGACCTGATCCGCGACCTGGTCGAAGGCTTCGG